TAAATGTTGAAAATAATGAAGTTCCGTTAAACCGAAAGGCGTTCTCGAAAGCGTTACAAGAAAGTTTAACAAAAACAACAAAACAACTATAATATGAAACAATTATTTTTTGACGAAACAGGTAAAATCTCTATGAAGAGACTTTGCGGATTATTATGTACTGTAGCACTTTGTGTTACTATGTACCACAATTCATTCTCAGAAGCCCATGTTGCTCCTTCTAACATTTTAGTAGAATCAGTAGCATTATTAGCTTTTGGATGTTTAGGTTTATCTTCAGTAGATAAAATTTGGGGTAAAAAGACTAACAAAACAGAAGAATAATGAGCTTAAAAAGTTTACAAGAAAGAGCAGGAGTAGCAGCTGATGGGGCTTTTGGTCCAGGCACTATGAAAGCAGCTATGACTTTATTAAAATTAACTCCTGTTCGTGCCGCACATTTCTTTGCTCAAACGGCACATGAGACAGGAGGTTTTAAAGCATTTGCTGAAAATTTAAACTACTCAGCCCAAGGTTTACAAGGTATTTTTGGAAAATATTTTCCTGGTACTTTAGAAGAATCTTATGCTCGTAACCCTGAAAAAATTGCTAACCGTGTTTATGCAGATCGTATGGGTAATGGAGCTGAAGCTTCTGGTGATGGTTGGAAGTATAGAGGACGTGGTGCCCTACAATTAACAGGTAAATCAAATTATAAAGCTTTTTCTGAGTATTTAGGAAAGCCTGAAATTATGGATAATCCGGATTTAGTGGCTACTACTTATGCTTTTGATTCAGCAATGTTCTTCTTTGATAAAAATAAATTATGGTCCATTTGTGATAAAGGAGTTAACGATGCTTCTATTTTAGAATTAACTAAAAGAATCAATGGTGGTACTCATGGTTTAGAAGATAGGAAAGAAAAAACTTACAAATATTACGCGTTAATAAAGTAAATAATTAATTTTTGACGCAGTATGTGAATACTGTAAGGTCGTTTAATATAGGCGCTATATAAAAGTGTATGGCGCCTATATGTATCGATGTATGGATATTAATAAAATATTTAACCTGTTTGGAAATGAGGAGCCCGATTCCCTAAAGGAAAAGGCCCAACAGGTAGATATTGCCTTAGACTATAAAAACCATCCCTTATTCTGGGTAGGTATGTTTAAAAAACTAATCCAGAACCATCAAACATTTAACGACCAATTACTTAAATTTTTTGATAAATTAGATGAGGGGTTAGATGTGGTAGATATTGATAGAGCAGGTGAGTTTGTTGTGTTTAATAGAGCATGGACCTACATCCAAAAAGTAGACCCAGATAACTTGGTTTGTCAAGAAGCCTTATATAGATTCGTGGATATACATCTTAGGGTTGCCCTAGAATTATCTATAAATTACTTCCAAGAAATGGAAGAATACGAAAAATGTATACACCTCAAAAAGAATCTAGAATTTGTAAAACTTCTCTTAACCTAAGCTTGGAGTATCTTACTTCCAATATTATATTCCAATCACGGGAAAAGGAAAAAGAGAATAAAATATGAAAAATAGAGAAATTATAATGAGGAGGTTAGAAAGGGCCGAATCAAACATGGAGAAGTTAAATTTTCTCCTAAGTCGTCAAGGAACAAGAGAACAGTTTAATGAAGTTATTCAAGAAACTAGAGAAGTGATTCAAGACGCTAAATCATTTGTTCAACAAGAACCTATGAGTCAAGGAGAAGTTAATCCATTTTAATTATGAATTTAACAGCAGAACAAATTCAACAAAATTGGTTGCGAATGGTGGGTTTTATTGAAGACCATATTTCATCACCTCGCAAAGAAAAATTAATCGAATTTTATGAAAAATTTAGTGAGCGTTTAATGTTGATGCCTGCTGCTCACAAAAAAGAATACCACAATGCTTTTCCGGGAGGTTATGTAGAACACGTTAATCGAGTTATTACTTGTGCTCTACACCTCCACGATTTGTGGGCTCAAATGGGGGCTGATGTTTCAACATACACTAAAGAGGAATTAGTATTTTCTGCCCTAAACCATGATTTGGGAAAAATGGGTTCTGAGGATGAAGAATCATATATTCCACAAACTGATAATTGGAGACGTGAAAAATTGGGTGAGGATTATATGTTTAATACTAAAGTTCCCTTTGCTTCGGTTCCTGATAGAGGATTATTCTTACTTCAATCCCATGGCATCCAGTATACATTTAATGAAATGATTACTATTCAGACACACGATGGTTTATATGATGAGGCAAATAAAAAGTATTTAATGACTTATATGCCAGAACAAAAACCACGTACAGCATTACCTTTTATTGTACATCAAGCGGATTTAATGGCTGCTCGTATTGAGTTTGAAAGAGAATGGTTACCTAAATTACAAGGTAACGTGGAGGTTAAAAAGAAACCATTTACATTGGGTAATAATAAATCAGCTCCAGCTACTTCTGCTACCAAATCTAAAGCATTGGGTAGTGTGAAGAGTGAAGGGCTTAAAAACCTATTAGATAACTTATGATATTAACAATTGTATTACTCTCAATATTGGTCGTGACACTTGGATTCACGACCTATAATCTTCTAAAAAAAAACGAAAAACAAGAAGACATTTTAGCAGGTTATATGACCTACCTAAATAAAATTTCAGACACTATTGAGATGTCAGAAAAGAAAATGATAGAAGTAGATGCTAAAGGCAGCTTTAAATCCGATGATGAAGTAGGATTTTTCTTTGAACAAATCAAAACTATTCAAACAGCATTAAACTCTTTTGTTATTAAAAACATTACAAAATAATGGAAGAGGTAGTAGTTAAAAAGAAAAAAGGGGTACAATACTTTACCCAAGACACAGAGAATGCTATTGTATTATACAATAATACTGCTGATTTTGAGGTAAAAAGTAGAATCTATCACGATAGAATTCATTACGCCTTTTTTAAACTTACCGAAAACATTATTCATACCTTTAAGTTTTATTATACTGAGGTAGATAATATTGAGGATTTACAACATGAGGTAATTACTTTTTTACTATCTAAAATCCATTTATTTAATCCAGAACGAGGGGCTAAAGCGTATTCTTACTTTGGAACTATTGCTAAACGTTATTTAATTTTATCTAATCAAAAGAATTATAAAAAACGTATTGATACTGTTGCTTTAGATACTATTGAGGAAGATGAGGAACATTCATACAGCATCGATGATTCATCGCATGATGAGCGTCTATCGATGTTTATAGATATATTTACTGAGTATTGCACCAAGAATATTTATAATTTATTTCCTAAAGAATATGACGCTCAAATTGCGGATGCTATTTTAGAATTATTCCGTAAACGAGAACATTTAGATATATTTAATAAAAAAGCACTTTACATTTATATCCGTGAAATCGTAGACGTTAAAACACCTAAAATTACCAAGATAGCAAATCAACTCTACGATATTTTTAAAGAAGGTTACGTATTTTATTTAGAACACGGATATACAAGTTTTTAGTTTTCATATTTATAAGAAACTAACTGTATATTTATGTCACAATTTGATAATGTAATTTTTGGTAAGAAAAAATTCTCCGATGTTTTGGAGGAAATTTATAATAACCAAAAGAAAAAAGACCAACAGGTTACTGCTTTAATTAATGAGTTAAAACCATTGATTTCTGATATTGGGGACGCTACTTTAGTAGTTCCTTTGATTAAAGAATATATGGAAATTAGTGTTAAAAACGATGATATCTTAATTAAGATGGCTGCCTTAGCTCAACGTGCTATGGCAACTGTATCAGCTGATGGTTCTTTAACTATTTCTGATGAGGAAAAAGAGCAGTTATTAGCTGCTATGAACGAGTTAAAAGGAGATAAATAATGGCAAATTACGGATTTGGTGCTTTAAATAGAAATCTTAATAACAAAAATGATTATAATTTAAAAAATAATCTAGGTTTTATAATAAGTACTGGAAGGGTTATTAATATTATTTTAGATGGAGATGATTATAGTGCTATTGGAACTATTGAATATGTAGATACTGAATCCGCCCCAGCTGATATATCTAATATTAACCCTCAAGTAAATAAATTTACAGCAAAACCCCTATTACCTAATATTAAGAATTATCCCTTAATTAATGAATTAGTAATTATATTAAGTTTACCTGATATAGGAATTAAAGCATCCACATCAAGTAAATCTAAATATTATTTAAATATATTAAGTATTTGGAATCATCCCCATCATAATGCTATTCCTTTTTTAGAAGGTAATTTATCTCCAACACAACAAAAAACATATCAACAAACATCATTAGGTAGTATAAAAAGAGTAACAGATCAACCTACTGAAATATTTTTAGGTAAAACTTTTTTTGAAAGAGATACTATAAATCCTTTATCTCCTTTTGAGGGTGATATAATATATGAAGGTAGATGGGGAAATAGTATTAGATTTGGCTCTACAGTAGCTGATACTTCTAATAATTGGTCTACTGTTGGACAAAATGGTGATCCTATTATGATTATTAGAAATGGTCAAGGTCCAAATGAAGGAAATGGTTACACATATATTACTGAGGATATTAATACTGATTTAGGGTCTATTTATTTTGGTTCTACACAAAAACTTCCATTAAATACTTCTAGTACTTCTTATGTTAGTTATAAAACTAATCCACCAACAATACCTTCCGAATATACAGGAAACCAAATTATAATAAATTCTGGAAGATTAGTATTTAATTCATTTAATGACCATATATTATTAAGTTCAAATAAATCCATAAATTTAAATTCGGTTGAAAGTGTTAATATTGATGCTCCTACTACAGTAATTCAATCTACAAACACATATATTGGTTCTAAAAACGCAAACGAACCTTTATTATTAGGAAATCAAACTATTAATTTATTAAATCAACTAATTTCTAATTTATCTGG